ATAGGAGCTAATAGCTACAATAATGTCCCACAGAGTAATTTTCTTACAGGTAATAACACAACAGGAGCAGTAAACACACCAGTCTCATATTGTTATTTTGCTAATTCACCATTTAGTAATGCACCTCCATTACTTTCAATAGTGCCACAACACAGTCACAACGTTAATGATCCGAGCCACAATCACGCGACGACATTAGGATATTTAGCAGGCGATTTGAATGGAATACCAAGTGAGAATTACGTCGTCCCTTTAGCAGAAACAGGATTTTATACATCTCCAGCTACAACAGGAATTACTATTTTAGATACAGGAACAAATATCACTATTGAAAATGACACTACGTCAGGTCTTCCTGGGATTAATATCTGTCCTCCATATCTAGCTGTCAACTATATCATCGCATATGATTAGTAATTTTTAGATATTTTTTATATTTTCATATAACATGTATAGGAATAATGGCTTACGAAAAGTATTCAAAGCAGAAATTTCAGCACACAATCCCGAGCCAAATAAGCCATATTTTAAGGCATTTACGATAGGTGAAGGTATATGGCATGTGATTCTTACAATAGAAGTGCAATCACCAGAAGAAATTGAGGTTGAATATTCATTTGGAATATCTCCAGCACAAACTATTTCAAATTGTTCCAGAGGAGGAATGTTTGTTAAAAGCATTGAAACGATACAGTATTCAATGTTTTTAGAAGTAAGTGAACCATCTGTATACTATTTGTATCACGAATTTAAATTCAATGGATTAATAGCAACAAAATTATTGATGAATGCAAATTAAAAAAAAATAAAAAAATATTTTGTTTTAATTGTATATAATGGCTGATAGGAGTTTATTTAACGAAGATTTGACGCTTTCTAAGCTTACTGTAAATAATTCAACCTCTTCAAGTGCTTCAGGATACGTGCCTCAGTCCACAGTTATTACTGCTGGAGGTATGGATATTAGTGAAATTACACTAACGAGTGCAACATATCCTGACGTAACAATTAGCAACGCGAACGGGACTGTCTACACTCCTGACAGTATGAATGTTAATGGGACAATTACAACAAATGCTAGTGTATCTATTGGAAATACTTTGATATTAAAAAATGGTTTTTCAAGTCCAAATGATGTTGTATTGTCTTGTCCCCAAAATGACGTTTTGAATGTCGCTGGAAGCACAATTACTACAAATGTTCAACTAATATCATCAACTGGTAATGTAAATCTAAGTGCCCCTGCTGGTTCCACTTTACAAGTTGGAGGAAATGTTCAAGCAACAGGAGCAGTCACATCAGCTAATTTAACTCTTGTAACTGGAGCTAATTCTACTACACTTACACAGTCATCAACTGACAATAATACCCTCGTGGTTAGTGGTGATCTAGAAGTTGGTAATTCAATAACTCTACCTGAAAACGCATTCGCATTTGTATCTTCACCACTCTACACGGGTGGTTTAATATCGTGTGTTTACACTCCTGCTTCTCCTGTTGTTTGTGGTCCTGGCTTGTATACAGCTATTAATTGTAATATTCAAAATGTTCCAACAAATATTAATATCAATAATTGTGCGTTTTTCTTCCAACTCCAATGCACGAATGCTCTCGGCGGTTGTGTGCCTGTCGTTGTCCCTGCTTACACAGCAACAAGAAGTGGAACTACAATTTCTTTAGGAATATCAGTATCAAATGCTCCTGGGGCAAGTGGCGCTACCGTTAATAAGGTAAGTATTTTTATAGTAAATCCTTCTTACGGTGCTAATGCTCCTTAATCAATTTTGATATAGTTATTTTCAATTGTGGAAGAAGATGTCCCCATGGCTGTTGCAGTTTTTTGTAATTTCTTAAAATTATCTCCAAACTCATCAGTAAGGAAAATATTTCTAAGCAATGATACACCGACATTCTTACCAAAAATCTTATTTAATATCCTCGTGATAGAATTAATTTGCACGAAAGGTTTACCTTCGTAATCAACTAACAGCATATAATCTTTTCCCTTCTTGTTAGGGTGAAACTTCAAAAAAGTTGATAGAATATGGTAAAGTTCTGGGGAGACATCAATCTCTTGGAGATGGTAAGTTCCACTCGTCTTAAAATTGTAAAATAGAAATTTTTGTGTGGATAAGTCTAGGTAATTAAAATCTTTGTAATCAGGAATAGATGCTAACTTTTTTGTATTAGGAACAACACGCATCAATTGGTAATCTTTATTTCGTCTTACAGGTTGCAAAACATACAACGATAAAACGACCAAATTCAAAAACTTTTTGTATTGTTCTTCGTTCAATTTTTTTAATGTAAATAATGGTTTGACATCATTAAACATTTCAGCAAATCTTTTTTTTACTTCATCTTGACTTAACCAATTCTCTTTTTGCGTATCACTTTTAGTATTATTTACTTTTAGTTCTGTATTGAGTTTCATCATATCGTTATAGTAGTGTTTGTATATTTCTTCAAACCCTTTAACATCTTTCAAGACTGATACAATAGATATGAGATATGTCCTCTTTGAATTCGGTTTGTATTTACTCAATTTTTCTTCTATTTTTTTAGTATTTTTCAGGAAATCAAGATTTTTAACTTCATCTCCGTCATTTAATCTAGTGATATTCTTGAGGTAAAGTTGTTTTGTCGTATCTTTCACAGTTTTTTCTTTAATGTGATCCATTATATCCTATCCAGATATTATAAAATATCAAAAAATTATTCTTTTGATATTCTATTTAGTATAATATACAGATAATTCGTCGTAAGTTTTAAATTTATTTTGCTTCATTCTAGATATGATTATTTTGTGAAATTGTCTCAAATTATAACCACGTTGAAATAGGTATAATCTCAATATCACCCACCTTCCACACGTATTTACACCGTCTTTCCATTGTTGGTAATCAAATGTGTTCTGCACGACTTGATTTCCTGTAAATAATGTTTTAAGGTAATCTCGTTCTTTAAGTTCTTTTTTCATATGTTTAGGGACTAGCGCGAAGTCCTCGCTTTCTAGCAATCCATATGAATCAAAATACTCGTAATAATCATCATACCTCATTAATGCAGTCCAATGACCCTTGTTGTAATCTTCTGTCTCCCAAAAAATAACAATACATGAATTCGGTCGTAATAAATCTTCAATATCATTATAATTTTTTAACTCGCTAAATCTAATGATATTTACATCTAGTATTTCCTTAATGTCGTCACCACTCAAGAAATAATTCATTATATTAAGGGATATTTTTTAATATGCGTTTTTTTGTGAAAATATTTTTCTTGCTTATAAGTAATAAGAATGTCAAGACATATAGTAGGTTGTTATAATTACGGAAAAGAGCAGGAGAAAAAAGTATACCCGATAATACAAGAGTATTTCAAGGAGGAAATTATTCATTCTCAGGGACAATATGATAAATATGATTTTGTAGGAGATACGAAAGTATTTGAATTAAAGTCTAGGAGAAATAAACACAATTCTTACTCAACAACAATGATTACTTGTAACAAGTTAAGAAAGATTGACAAAGAATTAATTTTACTATTCAATTTCACAGACGGATTGTATTTTATCAAATACGAGAAAGAATTATTTGACACCTTTTTCAGTCAACCATTTAAGCGAGATGAAGTCAATGCATATCCGTTAGACCATGTATACATTCCTATAGAACATTTGAAATTGATTAAGAATTATTAATCTCTCCTATAATATGGAGGACATTTCCAAGCTAAAGGAGAGCGTAAATGATTTTCTTTCCTATTCCACCGAGTATATTCAAGATTTACAAGATAAAATCGCAAAATTAAATGAAGAAAACAATACATTAAGACAGCAAAACCGTTTTCTGCAGTTGGCATTGAAATATATTGAGAAAAAAGATAAATAATTGAGAAAAATGCCGAATATCTCAATATTACTCATTGTAATTATATAGAATTAGATATATATCTATATAGAATGTTGTTTAGATATATACATATCGGGATATATTTATAAATATTTACAGACCATATATGGTCTTGTATATATCTGTGTATAGATATCTTCGTATATCGTAATTATCTCATATCTAAAACCGTATATTCTATATATTTACACGAAGTAATGTATAGATATTTATTTGATTTCCTATTTTTAGCAAAATTAGAAAGCTATTTGTATTCTAATTTTGGTAATTACCTATAAGTGAGTAAAAAATACTGTAAATTAATTGAAAAATAATATTTCAACAATGTATATGAACGAGGAATCAGATGTCGTGTATTTTGATTTAATTTCATCTAATTTCTATTCAACTTCACAGATACCGTATGCAGAATACAATCAGTCTAGAACCATACCATATTTGAAAAATCCTAGTGAATATTACGGAGCTATTGTCAACTTTTCATTAGATAATACATCTATACCCGTATTTGTCGCAGAAATACTAGGAGACCAATCAAACAAAGACCTGACTATATACACGGTCTCATTATCATATCAGGGAAGCAGTGTTACTCAACCTGTAATATTTTCTCCTCAAAATCTCCTAGCACCTGTCCCAAACGCACCGAATAGTTACCCAGACGGACAAGCGTATTACGGAGGAGGATATTACAGCATTTATTCATACGAATATTTTACATCATTAGTGAATACTGCTTTAGCATCGGCATATGTATCATTAAGAATTTTACAACCATCTTTACCTCTAAATTCCGCACCTGTATTATCATACAATTCAGCAACACAATTATTCACTGTAACTGTTATTGATGCATTATACAATCCTAGTCTAGGGGCTGCTATTAGTATCTATTTAAATCCTCCTCTCTTACATCTATACTCCTTTCTACCATCTTCTTCAATTATTTTAGGGGGTGTGACCGAAGAATTGTTTATTATTAACAATTATATAGGGGTTTTAGATACTACAAGCGGAAAGAGAGCAATCACACAGGAATTATCTAGCATTCAATTTTGGTCTCCTGCATCATGTATAACAATAACTACTGATTTTTTACCAGTAAACAGAGTTATTATAGCCACACCACAGATATTTGCCAACAATAATGTTTTAAGAATACCAGATAATAATTCTTTGACCCAGCCAATTCTCCTAGAATATAGTGTCCCTGATGCTATTTACACAAAGACTATTAATTATAACCCTACAGCACAGTATCAATTTTTTGATATGATGAGTGATACTCCATTATACAATATTGATTTTAAATTTTGGTATAGAGGAAAATCAGGATTGTTGTTCCCGATATATCTAAATAGTGGGTCATCTGTATCACTAAAATTAGGGTTCTTTAAGAAAGATAAGTTTTCAATGTTGAAAAGTATAAAATAAAATATTTCTGCGAAAATATATTCTAATTTAATAATATATGTCGCACGAAATTGAAACGATTAGAATTACTGACAGCCGTATAGCCGATTTAACGGACAAACTAGCTTTTGGAGTATACGATGGTGCAAGAAATAACACTTTTCAGCAATTCCCATTTAACAGTGCTTCCAATTCTTCGCTTACAGCAAATATTCAGATGAACTAATTGTCTGTGTCTATCCAAAAGATAGGCAAGTCTTATTTTATAAGGCG